TTTGTTTTTGAGAGTCACTTCATTGAGAGCAACGCCAAATCGCTTTAATGGTTCAGTCTCACCTGATAATCCTGAACGCAAAGCATTTAATGCATCATCAACTGACGTATTGTTAAACGATGCTAAGTCCGCAGCCAATTGAACAAGACTAGTAGACATTTGTTGCGCTTTTGCTTGACCAACACCAAATGCTTGAAATAAGTTGCCGTATGTTCCTGCTGCTTCAATGGCTGCTTGATTAGACAAGCCCATGTTTTTTGCTGCACTCTCGCCAAACTTCAATACCGCGTCAGCGCCTTGACCAAAAACAACATTGACCTTTGAAATAGATTCGTTCATTGAACTAGCAGCCATGATCACATCTTTACCAAACTGCACTACCTGAGTTGCAGCAAATGCGACTCCGATTGTTCCAGCCATACGCTTAGCGTTAGCCATCATGTTTTGCATTCCCGTGTTAGCAGTCTGAACAGTGCTATCCATACCCTTGATACTTGCCTGAGCCTGAGCCAAGCCAGCCTTCAACTGAGATACATCTGCTGCTATTTGAACCATGATTGGCGGGATTGCGTTAGTCATGCTATCCCCTTACTGCTTTTAGAAATGCTGCTGTAAAGATCCTGTTCAATGATCCGTTGTAGATCAGTTGCTCAGCAGCAGGCGCTAGGTAAGGGTATTTTACGCCACTTTTCCAACGTGGTGAGCCTAATTCAACTGCTCTTGCGTATTCAGTGCTTGCCCCGACAACAGCAACATAATTACCAAAACCGTACTTGACGTCAGTCCTGATAGATCTACGCAAAGCGCCTGTGACTACGTTTGGACCAGGTCCAGTCCCAGGAATGTGTCCTGTTTTCTTTGAGTGAGTACCAGTGTTAGCATTTTTTTGCGCTTCACGTTGGATAGCAAAACCAGCAGTGGCAATAGCAGCGCGAGCAGCACGATCCAACAAATCTTCTTGTAGATCTACTCCAGCAAGAACCTCTGAAAGATTACGAATGATTACTGCACCCATTACTCTTTCATCCTTTCTACTTTCGCACTCTCATACGTTGCTGCTATTGAGATCAACCAGTCTGCTGTTGCAGCAGGTAGATCGTCTACTTGATCAGGTGTCCAACCAAAACGATCTGCGAATTGAAAGTAATACCATTGATCATCAGGGTAAACAAAGTCTTCATGTCTCTGTCCGCCCAGCATTACCCACTTTAAGCGTTCAAGTTGTCGGTAGGGACTTTTGGGTCTGCTTCAGTCTCCTCTGTTTTGGCTAACTTAGGGAATAGAGACTTCTGCGCTTCCTTCGTTTCTTCAACCAAGAAATCGTAATCTTCCATTGTAAGTTCGCCCAAAGTATCTAACTTCACTGAGGGAATAATCAGATCAAATGACCAATCTTCAATAAGCATTGCTAGTAGTGAGTCTGTGAGCGCCATTGCTTTGGATAGTTCTCCGCCTTCAGTCTCATCTGTAATACGCATAACGCGCTTGCGATCCTTGACTCGTAGAGCGCTTGGATCTTTGAACGTCACTGTTGCACCTGACGGAAGTGTTATTTTTTTTGCCATTTTGCCTCCTGTTGTTTGCCTTCCTAAATGATACTAGATAGGGCATTGGGGCGCGGGATCGCGGGAAGGCACTCGCAATCAACCTGACCGCCCCAATGCTTGGATCTATTATGCGTAAGTACCTGAAGGTTTAGCGTTCTGAAGTACCCACTTGATGTTGCTGAAACCGCCTGTTGAGCCGGCATCAGTAGTGTTACCTTGTGCGTTCAAGTCAACTGAAATCTGAACGTAATCCTGACCACGTTCAATAACTGCTGCTGTGTAAGCACCTTTTGTGATTGTTGCTTGGATCTGTGTTAATGCTGCGCCAGCTCCTTGCGCCCAGTTCAACACAATCGCTGGTTGAGTATTAGTCAAGAAGCGTGTGAGTTCTGTGTTGTCTTCCATAGCAAATGTGAATTTGCCTGAAGTATCTAGCGCTCCAACAAACACTGAATAAGGATTCTGAGTATTTGAGATACCGTAGACAGGTGTAACAGGTCGCTTCATGTCAATGTTGCCTGAGACTGTGTTGCTTACTGTTGAACCGCCGATTGAAACAGTACCTGTCCAAACTGGTGTTGGAAGAATTGTTCCAAATGTAGGTGTTGGAGTAGATGCTGAAGAAGATCCCCAGCCTGTTGTCTTAGCGTCGTATTCAAGCAATCCGTCAGCATTGAACTTCAAAGAGAAGTCAGTGAATTGGATTCCTGGGTAGGCGCGAACCGCTGCTGCATAGAAATCAGTGAGAGTGTATGAGAGTGGTTGAGCGTCTGCTGCTGCTACAGCGCTGTTTTTCAATGAGATTGTGTGCGTATAAGGCGCTGATGCTCCTGTTGTAGCGCAAGATCCTAGAATTCCAGTAAGCGCATAACCAATTCCGTCTGCAAATGCCGCTGAACTGAAATCAAATGTTGAACGTGTGCGACCAGGAATGTAGTTGTAGTTTTCAACCAGTGATCCACGAAGTCCCTTGTCGTACAAAGGATCAATAATGTCTGCTGGCTTGACGCTATCACCCATTACGAGTAAATAGTCTGTTGGTGCTACTGCTGTTCCTTTTGTTGTTTCTTTCGCAATTCCAATGTAACTGCGTACACTATTTTGTACTGACATGTATTCACTCTCCTACTGTTGGGTCTGACGCGGCAGACGTTGCTGGTGTTGTTTTGCTTGCGCCTGACGGTACAACATTAGGCACTTCAAATTTATCAGGTGCGTCAAATTCTTCACCTGGCTTCACAACGATCCCCAACGTAGGGAACACGCGTGAATCTGTTCCTGTGTACTTGTATTTCATGCTTCTCCTATGCGTGGATCATTTCTGTGACTTCAAATTCTACCTCAGCATACGTTTCCGACATGCCTTCTTCAGACGTAGAGACTTCTCCGTAACGCGTTGTGATAGCAGGCTCAGCGCCTTGCCAAACAAGAGTTCCGTTGGTGTCTCCAAAACGATGATCAGAACGTAGACGTGTTTTGATAGCGTCAATGAGCGTATCAAATGAGGTCATGGCGTCTTCAGCGTTTCTTACGAATGAGTGCTGGTAGATCTGAAGTATGATTGTGTAATCAATGCGTTTAATACCATTGGTTGCTCCGCCAATAGCAATACGTGACTCGCGTTCTGCGGCAATGAAGATAATTGCCGCTGCGCGTGAAGCAGATCCTGCCGTTGCGTTGACGTTGAAATCAATTCTTTTAGGGAATGACGTAAAGATCTGATTGAGATTAGTAATTGGTGGCGACGATAAGAATGAGTAGATCGTCGCGCGTACCCCAGTGCGCCCTGCCATTAGCGAATCCTGCGGTAGAGGTTTACCATGTCCAACGCTAATTGAAGGTCAGTGCCGAATCGTGTTGCTCCTGTAATCTCACTGCCCTGAGCGCGGGTAGTAATGCTCATCGTGTTTGACTTGTCCCCGCGTATGCGTAGAAACGCTGTTGTAACAAGGATTGCAGCCTGTTTGATTGCGTTAGGTAAGTTTCCTATCGCCACACCTGCTGCGTGCGTATAAACAAGCGCAGAGGTCAAAGGAACAGTGGTAGAACCGTAGGTGTAGGTTGAAGCGACAGTTACCATTTCACTGCTTGCCCCGTCGTAAATTCTCAGAGACATACCGGCAACAATGCCTAGTCCGCTAGCAACAGTTAATGACGTAGCAGCCGCAACAGCGGTCACAATTCCTGTATTGACGTATCCCGCAACGTATGTGTATTGGGTGAACAACTGTTGGCGTGGAGCGGCAGATCCAAATGAAAGTGGACCAGCGCTGGAGTATGTAGCCGACATTTGGGACAAAGGAACTAGGATCTGTTGAGGCTCAAACCAGCACTGTGAAGGATCTGTGAGTGTTTGAAGATTATTTGGACTTGCGCCGTATAGAAATGACTCCAAAGCAATCACTGGATTGTTGTTTGGGTGTAAAGCAACATAGCCTTGATTGTTGATCCGTACTCGCTGAGTCTCTGTGTTTCTTTTTGCTACAAGGTTTTGGTTCAAGTATTCGTCCATGTATGAAGAAGCGCGCAAAATAACGTTTGCTAACTCAGCGTCTTGCGCTGCGGCATTACCGCCAATGACTAGGTTGTTAATGTCTAAAGATGTTGGAGCGTTCTTGAACTCAGCAATTGTGAGGTAAGCACTTTCTTGGTCAATTGTGTCAAGTGTGATACCCGTAGCCATTTGTTATTCCCCGTCCCTCTGTGAATCTAAGTTTTCACTACCGCAACGTGAACATTTACGAAACCAAGATCCAAAACCACATTGTACGCAAGTAAAACCGCGTTGGCTATCTTTTGAGTCAACAGGGTTTAATGCTGCTTCAAAGAATCCTTCTGACTTCATTGCTCGCGCTGCGCTTGCGCTTTCAACGTTGTAGATCCCGCCACGATCGGGCTTGTATAAACGTCCGCCTACCTCTGTTTCCCTGACGCCTTTATCAGGTGCTACCAATCTTGCCATGTGATCGCCTTCCTTAGCCTTTACTTAATCTTGCTTAGCCTTTACCTAAGAGAATGGGGCGCAGGTTTTAAGCCTACGCCCCCTCTCCGCCTACCTATTACGCAGAAACAATTCCTGATACTGCGCCGTTCCATGCTGGAGCAGTGCAGAAGAATGTGCCACGGAAGTATGTGCTGAATTCATAAGCAAACTGTGTTACTGGCCATTGGATGCCCATGTAATCCTGTACTAGGAAGTTTGCCCATACATCAGATACCTCTGTGTCAGGGATTGGAAGTGTAAATGAAAGAACAGGTGCGACACCTGGGTTCAACCAAGGGTGAACCATAATGTCAATTGACTTACCTGTTACTTCGTTTTGTAGACCAGTGACGATAGATCCGTATGTGTTTCCACCCTCACCTGGGTTGTTGATTGTTAAACGATAGTTAGCAGTTGAACCTGACTTGATTGCGTCAGATAGTTGCTTGCGATCGTTGCCGTTCATAAGAACGATGTCTGGATCAGCCTTTACGTTCTGGTACAACTGAGCAAAAACAGTCTGGAATTCTGCACCTGGGTTAGATGTTGAGAATGTGCTGTTGATTGCGTTGTTGTATCCGCTGTTTGGACCAAGCACTGTTGGAAGAATTCCGTCATAGCCTGTTGCATAAGCAGATGTATCAGCAGCCGCACGTGAAGCAGCAGCGCCTGATGTTGAGAACGCAGCGTTGTTGCCTGTAAGACCAGTTGCGCCAGCGCCTTGAATTGTAAATGTACCAGTTCCCTTTAATGTTCCCTGATACTTCAAGTTTGCTGCGCCTGTTGCTGTTCCAACGTAAATGTTGTAACCAAGAGCGCCTGCTACTGCTGTTCCCACTGTAACTGTAAGTACGTCGCCAGCAGCCACTGCGGTTGATGCTTCAGTTCCAAGAATTGACTCACCAAAACCATTTACTGAGATACCAGCGTCAGTTGTGACGTTGACGTAGTAAGTAGTTGCTGCGAGTGCTGTCTGTGTACCTGATGCTACTGGTGAAGCAAGTGTAAATGTAGGTGCTGATAAAGCGCCTGAGTAACCTGATGCTGTACCGCGAGCCATGAGCATCATACGTTCTTCCATAAGCATTGTTGCGTATAGAGTTGAAGTTGATGATAACTGACGTAGATCTTGGTATCCCATACCTGAGAAGTTAGCGTCAAATGACACTGAATCAGATAGTGAGTATGAGTTGTAAGGCAGGATCAAATCATCTGCGGCGTAGGAGATCTTTGGACCACGCTCATAGTTGATTGAACCAAAAGCAGTTGTTGTGCTTTCAGTGATGCCTGGCCATGTGTTTCCAACTCCGCCTGTACCTGTACCTGTGTAACCAAGAATACGCTTTACACGGTGTGAAGTACCGACACCCTTTTTACGAGGAATACGGTTACGCAATGGTGTTGGACGTGGTGTGAGCAACTTTGAAGGTGCTTCCAAGTCAAACGCTGCGAATGATGTTGAGAGTGGAGATGTAAGTGTTATGTCTTTCTGAATGTCTTGCATAGCAAGGCGTTGCGCTGCTAGTGCGTTTTGTAGTCCTGCTGCTGCGTCAGGTGAAAGTGACTTGCTTGCTGCAAGTGCTTCCAACTGAGATGTAGCGTCAGGCGCTGGTGCTTGTCCTGGAACAGATGAAGCATTGCTCAATGACTTACCGAGTTCGGCAGTGTATTGATCCATGCGTTCGGCTGCCTCAACAGGCGAAGATCCGTCAAACAGATCCTTTGCGCGTGGCATTTCAGCCATAGTTGTGGTTCCTTTCGGTTTGGATTGGTTTACTTGTTAAGTGTTTCTTCGGCTTCTGCGTAGAACTTGTCTGCGAGTGCTTTGTAACCCTTAGCCAAGTCTGGGTCTGTTGCTGCATTTGCTTTCGCTTTGTAGGTGGCTGCTTTCAATACGAGATCATTAGATGTTCCACCTAATGGTCGTGCTGTCCGCTTTGGTCCACCAGCCACTGCGAGAGTTTTGGCTTGTGCTAACTCAGTCTCCAATCCCATTGCTTTCTCCAGCGCTGCCTCTTTTGCAGCGACAAGTGAAGCAATCTCTGATTTGAGTGCTTTTGTTGCGCTTTCAACCACTTGCTCTACTATGGCTTCAAGATCCGCTGGCTTATCGTCAGCAGAATTCTCTTCTGCAACTTCTTCAGTTGCTTCTTCAATAATTGGTTCATCTACTTCAGCAGACTTTGGTGTTTCATCAGGTGAAACAATGTCGGCTGTTGTTACGTCTACACGTCCGTGTGTTTCTTCAGGCTTGTGGCATCCGCACTCCAAGCACTTGTCCATGTCGGCAGACTTTTCTTCAACGATCATGCTTTCTGCACCTGTCGCTGCTGAGTCTTCAGTGACGTTTGTCTTCGTCATTGATTCACCGTCGTGCATCTTGCACATAGCATCTTTGCAACCGCCTGCTTTGCCGCACTTTGTACAACCAGCGCAGTCGCAACCAACAGTTGACTTAACGTGCGCACCTTTATCTGCTGCCATTTCAATAATCTCCTCTTCTACTTCACCCTCTGCTTCTTCTCCTTCATACCAAGCATGAAGATGAGCAATTGATTCAAGCAAATGACTGAGGGACTGAATTTCATTGTGTCCTTCTTTCATTTCACCTGCTTCAATTTGTACAAGGTTTGCGAGCGCATCACGCGCTGCTTCAAATTGTGTTTTATCAAACTTCAGAATGTCGCCCACAATGGACTTCGGTACTGAGATTGTTTCTGTTGCCATTGGAGTTCCTTCTTCCTTGATTACGTCCTCAGATTGTAATGACTTTTTGGCTTTGCGTTTGTATTCTCCGCCACGCTTCTTGTACTCACGGACTACCCATGAGTTGGCTACAGCGCTTGGATACACGTCAAACTTCTCTTTGGCTTCAGCCTTGACCCTGTTGTAGAGATCCTTGTCTGTTGGCTCTGAGTTTTCTCCGCCTTCTAGCATTCCTTCATAATCAGGCTTCTTGTCTTCTTTCTCAATCAGATCCTCTACCTGAACAACTGTCTCATCTCCGACTGCTGACTTGGCTAGTACCAACTGGCAGTTAGGGTTGGCTGGACGATCTACAAGGCTGACCTCAACAATCTGTCCGTCAACAATACGTCCATTGGCTGCTGACTTGTCGCGTGTGACGCGTGGGTTTTTGATACCAATGCTGAATCCTTTGAGTACGCCTGCTTCAACCTTCTTGACTGATACAGGATCTACAACCAATGCGCTGATGTAGTGTCCGTCTGACTTTGCTTCGTAATCTGTTGCGACTCCTGCCGCGATGTTGGAGTGTTGTTCACGAATGTTGCCGCCTGACTTGAACCAGTGAGGCATCGCGCGGTCAAGCCAATCTCCGTCGCAGATCTGTTGGTCAATGTCAATGCTGTCGTCTGTTGCTTTGCCGTAGACAGTTAAAGTACCGTCCGCATGTTTGTCAGCCTTTTCAATACCAAAAAATGCTGTTGTTAGATTAGACATTGGCGATTTCTCCTTGTTTTCTTGTTCTCTGATAATTCTTTTGACCCAAGCCCAACCAGCGTCGCCACCCCATAGCAACCATGCTATGTAACCTGCGCTGTCCTTACCCCAACCCTCACCTTGCTTGTCTACTTCATGACGGGCAAAGAAAGAATTCATACGTTTAATCGTGTCAAATGAAAGTGCTGATCCATTGGACAGATCTCTTGCGCGTGCGACACCAACTTCAGTCCCGCCACGATTGTACTTATCCCGTAATTCTAGTCCACGTTTAGCATTTGAGCGCACTTCTTGCGGTGCTACAAATCCTGCACTCTTGTTTGCTTCAGGTTCGTTGATGTACAACGCTGCTAATTGTTTCTTTGCTGCTTCTTGCGTATCGTGGCAACCCATTACTGTGCCGTCGCTGTCTTTAACTACGGGATAGCCCTTGCAGCCGTAACTTCCCTGCTCGCCGATGTGATAAGGCATTAGCCGTTTATTGTTCCTGTGATCAACACGCCAACTGTTGCTGTTTTACCGGCAGCGCAGATTCCGTAGAGTGTGTCGCCTGAGAATAGTTTGATTGTTGCTTTGTTAGCAACGCCTGTTGTTGTGAACTTAGTAAGAACGTATCCGTTTGTTGTTGATACGTTTGATGCGCCAATGTGGCAATCGTTAGAAATGTCAACGTTGTTGAGCCATACTTCCGTAACGCCTGTGCGACCAGCGTTGGTAGCAATCATTGTTGCTGTATCGGTAAGTGCTACTGAATAATTCTTAAGCGCCATTACTCCTCAATCCATTCAAGTGTGACGTCAGCCAACGCGTCTTCAAGGCTTTTCGTAACTTTAGCAGGTTTTGGTAATCCATCGCCCCGTTTTAAGAAAACAGCGCCTTCAGTTATGTCCCCCGCGATCCGTTCTGCTGCGCTCATTTACTTACCGCCGTTACGTCAATAATTTTCATTTTAACTCCATTGATTACTTCTTCACTTATGTCTTCTACTTCAAACTTCGTTCCCCTAGCAAGAATTACTTCAAATTCACTGCTATCAGGGACAACCATACCTTTTGCGTCAAATGCGTCAATGCGCAAAATGGTCGCAGTCTCGCCTTGTTTGATACCGCCCAATACAGATCCGCTGGACTTGCTAAATCCTGCTGCTGTTATCGGATCTGTTGTTGCCGCTTGATACAACGGTGAAACAAACTTATCTCCAATTTTGAGAGTGTCTAGCCCCTCTGTAACTCCTCTGTATAAATTATCGGCATCATCTAGAAGTGTCATGTTGTCGTCAAGAATGTCTACGATCTCACGCACGTCGTCAGATAGATTACTTAATTTACCGCTTGAAAGTCCTGATTGAATTCTTCTGTAATCTTCACCCTGCCAACGTTGTGCCGCATACTTGGCGTCAGCGTCGTAATCTGTATCTTTCAATAATCGTTTGTACTCTTTGCGTCCACTATCAGTTACTGCAGCCAGTGTTGTCTCAGGCTTTGGCGCTATGTCTACAACACCGTTTTCATTAGCCTTAAAGTCAGGGATTACCGGCAACAAGGCGCAGCGACAGTGAGGGTGAGCAGGTGGCATGTCTGCTCCTGAAGGGAATGTGCCGCCAATGTTGACCTTGACTCCGCCGTTCATGGCGCAGGTTGGGCATGGATCTGAGGTTTCCCACTCCATTTGTTCAAGGTTGGCTTCTTTGTATCTGCTGATTGCGCCATAAGACATAGCGCGATTGGTTTCAGTGATAGCAATAGTCAAAGCACGCGCTGGACTCCCGATCGCGTCGTTGATAAGTCTTGCTGCGCGGGTATCGGATAAGCCCTGCTCAATGCTGTCTGCGAGCGCTGTGCCTACTCTGTCGTACCCTGTTTGATCTAGATCCTTGATTGTTACTCTTGCCCTGCCTAGTAATTCTTGAAATGCTTTTGGTGGTCTCAATAGTGTTGCCGTTGCAGCATCACCTGGTTTCCAGTTATCCCAATCAACGTAATCTTGCGCTGCTTTCTTTGCTTCGCGCGCGCGCATGACTTGTTCATCTCCGTAAGCCAATCCCAAAGCAAACCCGTCAGCCCAAGTCCGTTGCAGGATCTCCAAGAGTGGCTCATTGTTAATTCTCATGTTCAATAGCGCCCATGACCTTGCTCGCGCCCGATCTTGGGTTGGGTTTTTTGAAGTATGAGGATTGGTGCGACGATAAGCAGCCATAACGCGCTTGGCGTCAATACCTTGTCGTAGTGCAGCCTGTATCTTCAGTGCGTTACTTGTTGCTATGCGCACATCTGCCTTGTGTGCGCCTGAGTTCATGCTAGATACGCTTTCGCCAATGCTTTTGCAGTATCAAGATCCCCGTCATAGACACACTGGTTCAACGCGTCGGCAACAATTGGATCTAATGTTTTGAACTCAAAGTCTCTGCCGCGATCGCCTTTCTTTGCCCACTTCATGAAGGCTTGAACTTCCTTAACTGTTTCTACAGTCACAGGCTTTTCTTCTTCAACTGGCTCTGTTGGCTTCTCTTCAATTGCTAGCGGGGCAGGTGACGCAATGCTTGGAGCAGTAGATGTCGCTGCGCTAATCAGCCCTTCTGGACTAAAGAGATACATACCTGAACCGCCAACAAGAATTGGCATGTCCGCTTGTGGTGTATCCAATAGCGGTAGACCCATTTCAGATCTACGTTCATTGATTGTCTTTCCGCCTGAAGTAACTTCAATCTGATTCTTGCGAGCATTGGCTTCATCGTCCATACGCTTGCTAGTCATGAGTCTGAATTCAAGTTCGCGCGGCATACCCAAGTATGTGTATGAAAGATTGGTGATTGCTTTTGCGATCCAGTTAGCCAATGGTTGGATACCTAGCGCTTCTGCTGTGTTGGCGCGTCCCTCTTCAAATCCTGCACCGCCAAGTCCGCCCTTTGGAGCAAAACCAATCTCATTAGGCTGAACGCCAAAGTGACCGCAGATAGATGTAACAAGATAATCGTCAAGAGTGTCCTTGAACTTCTCGCCATAACCTTCATTGGTTACTGGTTCAAGTCCTGTTGGTAGAAGTCTTGCGCGTTTACGCTGCTCTGTTTGTCCTGATAGATCGTCGTTGAGAATGTTTTCGTATGCGCGTAGTAGATCGGGATTGTTGCCCCAGTCCGCTGTTGTAGTGAACATAAGATCAGGCATAACGCCGTCTGTGTATTCAGCGCGGATCCATTGTTGTCTGCGCAAGTAAATGTCTGCTAGTGGTAAAGATCTTTCAACAGGTGAGTATCCGTATGTACTGATTGAACGACGATTGCGAACCAAGTAAGCAAGATCGTCAGCAGTGAATTCTCCGTCTGCCTTTGGATCATCGTCATTGGCTGTGAACTCAGCGCGCGGGAAGCCGTAGAGGATCTGTTGATACGCAACGTTAGGTGGTGTTGGTCGCATACCGCGATCGTCAAGCATTGGCTTGATAGTTGCGCCGTCAAGAATTTGAAACCCGTATAGATCTCCGCCAACGTTTCTCTGTGGCCATATTGCTAACGCGTCAATGACTAGGATCTCTTCAGCAGCAATCATTAGCCAATCAGTGAAAGTCAATCCGTTACTGCGATCAGGGTTTTCCCAAAATGTGCGCATCCTGCTAATTTCATCAGTGAATTGTTCGCGCGCCTTAGCCATAGCACGAACGTGATCACCGCCTGAAGCGGCAACAATCTTTTCTGAAGCGTCATTGGCAAGAACTATGTCCCAATCCAAACTTGTTAATTTGCTCTTGCTTACTTCAACGCAACGTCTGATGATGTCAATCTGATCTGCTGCTGCGCGTAGTGTTTTGAAAGGTATGAGTTTTGTTTCAGTGATGTTGATGTTTTGTGCAACTTGAAATTCATAACGTCGTGGATCGGGTCTACCGTCTTCACGCAATGGGTTGATAGCGCCTGGTGTGATAGGAACACCTGGTCCAAATGCAACTGGCATAAATGATTGACGCGCCAATGGAGTGTTGTTGCCGTATGACTGTCCGATAGATCCGTTGCGCATGTCTTGTTCGCTTAAAGTAACTGTGCCTGCCGGTAATGCGCGTTTTTCAATTTCAACTGCTATTTGCTTTGCGATACGGTCAAGTAGACCCATTTGTATCTCCCTTGTTGGTTGCCCTTATCCTACGGCTGGTGTAATGATAGCGCTTCCGCACTTCAAGCACACTGGTGAAGACTTTGGGTTGGGTAGATTGCAGGCAGGGCAAAAGTTAGCAATTGCGTTGAAGTAGTTCATTACGTTTTGTGTGCCTAGTAGATCTTGAAATCCTTGAACCATTGCGTCAATACGATCAGGTGAGTCAGGATCGTCAGGTGTCCAAACAGTCATTTGATCTTCTAGTTTTGCGAACTCTCCAATGTGATGAATACGCCCTTGCTCATACATTGCAGCAACAGGCTCAGCGCGTAATCTCTTACCAACGTGCGCTCTTACTTCTCTGATAGGCAAGCCCAATCGGATCTGTCTCAATACTGCGCTCACCATGTCTCCACCTTGATTGACTTCAACAAGAATTGAGTCAGCCTTCCATTCGTCAAACACTGATACCGCTTTGCTCGCCCAGTCCAATGGAGATCCCTTGAAAGAGTAATCGCCAAGAACGTATCCATGACCTTGCGCGTCAGATCCGACAACAACAATGCCTGTCTCATCGCTATCTTTCGTAACTGAAATGGCAGGATCTATTGAAACAACAATTCTTGCGAGCGCTGGGGCTGTCTGAAGTCTGCTGCGCTCAATCAATCCCCTAGTCCACAATGCGCCTTCTACATCTTCAAGTATTTCTCCAAACAATTCTTGTCTACCAAGCCTTGTGCCGGAATACCGTGCTTCCAATTCAAGCAAGGCTGAGGGTGCTAGGTTTTTTGCGTTATCAAACGTAGATCCTCTTGTGATTGCTACAGATCCGTCATTACGTCCTGCTAATGATCTAATGAGCGCTGTTGGTCGTGGAGTCGTTGTTACAACAATGCGTGGCTTATCTCCTAGACGCATACCAAACTGCAACTGATCCCAAGCATCTGAGTATCTATACGCTGCTAACTCATCGCACCAAGCGCCGTGATGCTGTGGACCACGAAAACGATCGGGCTTGTCTGCTGAGAATAACTTCATTTGCGATCCGTTGGTCAACATGATCTCGCCCAATGATCTGTTCCAATCCTTCAACACTTTGTATCGGCGCAAGATAGCCAACACGCCTGACTCACCTTCAACGCAAGTGTCTCTCGCATCTCCGTATGTAGGGGCAACAATCGCCCAACGTGTATTAGGTTTTGTTATCGCTTCCCATGCAAGCCACTCAGCCGCAGTGCGTGTCTTACCTGCACCGCGCCCTGCCATGTATAGCCAAATGTTCCAGTCACCTTCAGGCGGTAGTTGTTCCTGTCTCGCTTGCTCCTTCTTCCAGCGCCAGCGTGACGCCCTGATCCACTCCTCTGAGTTGATAGGCGATTCTTTCAATGTCTGACTCAATTGAACTTGCGTCATAAGTAACCACCTCTGCTTGTACCTTTGTTGGTGCGTCTAGTCCTAGTAACTTTGATCGCCTGTCTATTACTCTCAAAATGAAATCTGCTGCTCGTAGGTTAGGCGGATTCTCTCTGTCGCCTATTGCTTCAAACCAAAATGCTCTTTGTAATCGGTCAAGGCGATCTATCTCAGCGTCACGCAATTCTTCTGCGGGCTGTTGGAGTGTCCTGACCATTGCTCTTTGATAAGCCTTGAACGCGCCTGAAGCATTGGAGTACCCAACAACCTCAGCAATAGCATCCCAAGTAGCGCCTGAACGCTTTAGTTCAAGCACCCGCTTTTCCTTGTCTATCTGCTCAGGTGGTGGCGTTTTTCTCACGTATGTTTCCTATTCATCAGGAAAAGATTACATTACGCATGAGATCCGCGCCAGCCTGCGGTGTTAAACCTGAAGGTATTTCATACGCCCTGTAAGTCAAAGCAAGGTTTCTATGTTTAGTCTCTCTACCTTTCACCCAAGTAGGGTTTTGAGTTTTACCTGTTGCAATAGATCTTTGTGCGCGACGTTCGGCAGCAACAAGAGGATCTGTGTTCAAGTAAAACAGATGAAAGTCTCCGACTGTCTTACACAAATCAAAGAAACGTGCGTTGGCTAGTCTGTCGCCTTCTCCGTAAATGATTGAATACTCTTTTGCGATATTCGGTAGCCAAGGTTCAATGTTCAAGATCGCTGTATTGCCTAGTGTGTCTGTCCCGCCAAATGAGGGTCTCAACCAACCTAGTGATAACGCGTCTCCATGAGGCGTGTGATGAGTCCTGAACTTGATTGGCTCTTCATGCTTGGCGCTATCAGTCCAATCGGCTGTGAACGCTTCTGTAAGTGTTGTCTTGCCTGCGCCTGGCGCTCCAATAAGGTAAATAATTTTCATGCTGCCCCCTTAGAACCAAACCCCCACAGCAATTTGCTATGAGGGTGTAGTCCAGCACTCCAAGCGTATCTGACGCTTGTTGTAGTCGTAATTTAGCGCTTTCAAACGATAAATCAAACGACACGCTGACTACCTTGTAACAATTTCACCTGTTGTTTTGTAGATCTTTTGCCTTGCCTTGTCTATCCCCGTCCAACCATTGAGTTCACCAAGATAGTTATGAGGGTATACATTTTTGCGCGCTTGAAATGCTAGATCCGTCAAGCCATTGGGTTGTTTTAAGATCTCAGCCAACATTGCGTCTAGATCCTCTCCAACGTAGTAATCGCCGTTCATCATTGACTTGAACCCGCATAGGCTTGTCTCAGCATCTTGTAGGCTGGATACAGCTCCTCTTGTAGACATCTTTTGTATCAAGTCATGCGAGATCGCGTCCAAAGTCCGTATGTCCTGTGTTTTGTTACCCGTAGGTAGGTTTTCATACAAGTACGCCAATCCCTTGCGTGGACCAGTGCTGTGAGCATGTCCCATGTCGGGTGCTTCAACAGGTAAATCGCAGACTGCTCCAACCATTTCAACTGTTCTGTATGACGCCCAGCGCCCGTTACCAAAAATTGTTTCAAGTGGATTGATCATGTTGAGCCACGATTGCTGAGGTGAGTTTTGTACATAACGGGATAGCCATTTGTACAAACCGCCATTGTTCTCAGCAATTGAGACAACGTCCCCAAAGTGCCTGCGTAGATTATGGGGAGATCGGTGAACACGTCTCTCTGTGTCGCAGAACAGTTTTAACAGATCATCAGAAGGTATAGCGGGATCGCGGGTGCGGTCAAAACAAGTGAGCGCTGAACCCATGTCGTAGTAAGCAACAAACACAAAACACAACCAAGCAGCCTGATCCTTATCTAGATCTAGAAGCCTTGATAACTCTTTGAGAAATGTAGCCTCTGTATCCATTGTCTCTGTCTGAGTTATCAGATCGTGCATGAGCGTGAAATCGTCTAGGCGCGTCACTTACCTTTGCCTAGGACAGGTGAAGCAATCTCGCCTTTGAGCGCTTTTGCCATGTTGTCCTCACGTGCAGTTCTGCTTTCACGCGCCTTCGCTGTTTCAACTGCGTAAGTAAAGCAATCTTTCATTCCGCGTAGTGCGTAGTAAACAATTGAATAACGGTATGAGTCGTCAGCGCTAGGTGTCATTGGTGTTACGCCGTGAACATACTTGTATCCAGCAAAGAAAGTCACCCAGCCGTCACGACATGAGCAAGTGAAATTGTATTCAGGCAGCGTTAAGTATCCGCCCTTCATCTTGCGTCTGATAACAGGCATGGCTGACCAAGTAGCAAAATTGAACCCGTCACGATGATAAGGAAGCGTTGAAGCCTTATTGACTACGCCTGAAGTCCATAGCGCATCATCGGTCATGCGCCACTCATCTGAGACGTTGTTGTCTGCGAGCGCTT